CATTCCCAGCTGTCATGCTGAGCCAATACGGCTTGCCTGTTTCAATAGCGGAGTTCTCTCCAATGCCATTTCTGTCGTTATCTGCGACAACGAGACCTTTCCTGAATTTCCTAGCTATGAGCTTCATGTTGCTTGCACTGAAACATGTATAGATAGAATACTTGATATTGCTAGTTTTCAAGACCTCCCTGATACTGAGAGCAGTCGCATAACCCTCGCAAAAGATAGGGAATCCCTTTGCGTTAAAGGCGAGAGTTGCACCCTTGCTCGTTTGTCCATACAAGAACTTTTTCTCCCCTTGTGCATTGATGAGTTGAACCCCAATCAACGTTTTAAATTGTCGCATGGGGACTACCAATAGTTTTTCTCCGTTGTTATCCCAGACGTTGTCTAACATATCTGGAAAGCCTTTAGAAGCAAGATATGGGTGAGTTTCTTGTTTGCATTGGTGCATAATCCAACCCGCTTTCTTACGGGCTAATTCTGCTAAACGATTCTTTTCTTCATTGAATTTGGCTTTAGATACTTTATTGACGACCACAGGCGTATCTTTATCGGGAAACCATGTTGCTGGTTTATCCATTGTTGCCCAATTAATCACGAATCCAACATCACCCTTAAACATATAAGAGCCATTTAGTTTTCTTGGCTTATCTTCTGTTGGAACTCGAATTGATTTATATGGGATAATGTTGTTGATAATTAAACCATGAATTCTGGCGAAGTCTTGGAATGTCATGCTGCTCTCCTAGATGGTTTGTTAGCACGAGCATAAGCAATCATTCTGCTTTTAACATAATTCATAGTCTTGATACTTGGTTCTTTTCTGCTATATTCTAACTTGGTAGGTAATACGCCATACTTCTGTTTAAACGTCTTCATCGCCCAATGTGGATTGAATTGTTTCATGTCTGCGATTGAAAGTAATTCTGAATAGAACTTCTGACGTTCTTCGTATTCTTCGTTAGACATGGAGACAAACTCATGAAGCTCTCCCGCTTTGGTTGAGAACATAGGTTTCTGTTTCTTATAACCACATTCACATTCGGTAGCTTGTGGTATCCATAATGCTTGACATGATGGACAAACTGCTTCTTTCTTTTCACGTTCTGATGGTTCTGCTTTGGCTTTTTCTTCTTGAGTATCTAACTCTTTAACGCCATTTAAAAAGACTTCTTCCCAATCATCTCTAAAGCGTAAATAATTACCGCTATGGTCTAACCATAAACCAAACTCTTTACCTTTAAAAGAACGCATAACTCTTCCCATTTGTTGAACATGGGAGGATAATGATTTAGCGAATGGTCGTGCAGATACTCCAATCATAACATCTGGAACATCAAAGCCTCGTGTTAAAATGTCTGTTGCAATTAAACCATGAATAGTGGTATCGGGTTTACTGAAGTCTTCAATGACTTTACGCTTGGCATTGGATTCATCAAGATAAGATATAGAAACAAAGTTATATCCTTTCTCGGCAAACTGAGCTACTAAGTCTTGTCCATGTGCTACTCCAGAACAGAATACAATAGTCTTTCTCGGTCTGCCGTATATCTGATGTGTTTTAACAATCCATTCCTGAACAATGTCTCCTGTGAGCTTCATACTCCTTTCGGTAGCCACATCTTGAGACCATTCACCTGCTACTTTCTTAGCACCTTTCATATCGATCTGTTTAGCGATATAAACTTTAAGTGGTGCTAACCATTTATTGATAACTAAAAATTCTGTGGTTGAACCTGTCACCACGTTAGAATATATTTTACCGAGACCTCGTGTAAACGGAGTGGCAGTTAATCCTATGACTTTTAGTTTAGGGTTTTTCTTAATAAACTCCGTGATTTCTCGTCTTGCAATATGGCATTCATCTACAATGAGAAGATCAATCTTTGGAAAGTCTTGTCTGCGTTCTAGTGTTTGTGCTGAACATATTTGAATAGGTTCAGTCGTGTTATACTTCCAATGGTCTGATTGATATACGCCATGTGGTATATCGTATTTGTCTAATCGTTGGCTTGTTTGATCGACTAGAACAATTCTATCCATAATCATTGCTGATCGTTTGCCTTTATCAGAAGCAGCCTTCATAAGTGATATAGCTACTTCTGTCTTGCCGAATCCTGTTGGTGCGTAAAGTAATTGTGATCTGTGACCTTGTTTAAACCCTTCTCTCAACTTATCTATAACTCCAAGTTGATGCTCCCTTAACTTTAACATATTCTCCTTAACTTCCAGATAACCTCTGGTTAGGTTTTTAATTTGCGTTTTAGACTATTCAAATCACGAGTGAGTATATCATTTCTATTCTGATACATATCTCGTGAATCCTTTAGAGATTGTATTTCTATCATTAGCAACCTATTTTGTGCTACGACTGATTGATATTCGTGAAGTATATAATCCTGTTCAAACTCCGTTGCGTTCCATTGTTTAGAAGCTATAATCGCTTTTAACGATTCAACTTCATCAGCAAGTTCTGCTACTGTTTGAGATAGTTCAAGATTAGTTTGTATTAAATCATCATGGTTTGTTACTGACTTCACTACATCTCCCTATAAATTATTATATCGAATTCTTGCTCTCAATCAAGAAAACTATTTATGTCTTTTTACGATATACCCATTGACGATTGCCATCAATAAGCGTAAAGAATTATTGGTATCTATCCCACTTACGATACTCACGACCAACAGATACAGAAATATAATTTTTAAACTTTTCTTTGATTGCTTCTGCACCAAGCTTACTGACTTCAGTCTTGTTCAATGGCTTAGGTAGTGTTATATAACCTTGACTCTCTAAATACTTTAAGCGAGTTCGGTTAGTCACGCATTTCTGAATGACCTCTTTAATCGTGCAATTAGGATTTTGTGATAAAAAGTTATTGATAAACTTTGCTTGTCTTTCATCATCGAGCTTAGTAAACATTAGAATTTCTCCCCTACTTCTTGAAATATCTTTTCAAATGCTGTTGGTTTAAAGTCTTTCTTATTAAATTCAAATACGGTCTTACGGCCATTGGCGTGTTTAATATAACCTTTGACTACTACATCTTCTACAATAATTGTTTTCTTTGATTCAGCCATTAATATGGTGCCTCCTCATAATCGTTAGTGTTAAATGGTTTGATTTTCTCTTTTGGTAATTCTACTACTTCTATATCTGGGTGACTATCTTTATACCATTTGGCTTCCCTCTTTGACCATCGGTATTTTCTTATAATATCTCCATCATCAACAACTGCGTGAGTGAAATTCATCGTATAGATCCTTATAATAAATTCTTGTTCCAATGCATTCATTTCCATCCATATCCTCTGCATCAAATAATACAAAAGACATATTGTTTTCTAGGTCATGCATGATGACATCTCCATGAAGACCATCTTCAAACTTTACTACATTTTCTATATTATTTTTCTTTAGGTCTTTAAGCTTCATTTTTATTAATCTCTATGTTTGGGTGAATAGAAGCCTTACATTCTTTACATTCTTTAATTACTACTCTCAGTTTCTTATCATACACTTTATTGTACGAATTACAAACTTGACAAAACCAATTATCGTTTATGTGTAGTTTACGTTTCTCCCAACTCATATTTCCTCCTATTTACATATCTTTAGACAATAGCTCTGCCAAGGGTGGTAATGACCGCCTTTGACCCATACTGAGATATTACTGCTACTCAATACCAATCCTACACTGAGTTAATGTTGACTCATTTACTAGAGGCAAAGACCAACCACCCCATGACTAGTAAACTTGTGTGATACCCATTTAAGATCACGAGGCGTGCCGTCAGGTGTAAACGAGCCTATGTATTCTTCCACGCCACCCATTTAGGTGCATTAGTAACGTCTGGAGAACGGATAGTAACAAAAAGGAATAAGAAAAGACGGACGAGCTGAATAGCTAATCCATTTTTCTCTCATTCATACTTTGTTGCTCTCAATGACAATAATACACAAACTGAAAAAAAATGCAATGGGTATAAAAGAAAAAACCCCGAATGATCAGTTCAGGGTTTTTGGGTCGGTGAGAGAGGCACCGAGGGGTATCGTATGAACGAAAGAAAAGCATCAGACAGAGAGGGATCTGATATTTGAAACATTACACAATATGTTGTGTTTTGTCAAGCATTTATTACTACATCTTGTGTTAGAAAAAATACAACGAATATTCGTTAGACTTTTTTGTTTTTGTCAATATATCACTTTTTTGCGTTTAATTCTTGTAAGTGTTTCATTCAAAAGGGATTTGTCTGTATTTTGAGTGAAAACCATTTTTACAGGCAAATATAATTAACACATGAATTAATATGAGTACGACATATTGACATTGGTATTTTGATGTTGCATAATAGGGCTTCATTTATTTAGAGAGGAAATGAAAATGAAACAAAATATTCGTATTAATCCTATTGACCCAGCTAGAGAGAATGGTCGTATTTATCCCAACCACTACAAAAATGTTGATGTGGACATGTATATGTTCCAATCGGCTATGCTTGCTCGTAAAGAGAAGAAGCGTTTAAACGTATTCTTTTGGGTATTTGTCGTTTGTTGGGCAGCATTTATGGCTTATGTGTTTTGGATAACGAGGTAATTATGGAAATTATTAATCAAGGAATGAGAGTCGAATTAGAAAACATGGCTAAGAAAATGAATGCTATGGCTAAAAAGATTGAAGAAGCAAACAATCGTATAGATTTATTAATGGATATATTAATTAAACAATCAAAAGATGTTCAACATAGATTAGATAAGGAGAGGATATGAAACGATTTTTAGTATTAGCCGAAGTTGAAATTGATGAAAAGAAATACAACGAAGTTGAATCATGGAATATAGAAGTTACAGATTGGATTACTTCTGTATTAGCAGATCATGGTCGTGATCGTGGTATGTTAATTAAAATGCGATGCATAGAAACTGATTATCATCTACTTGATGATGTAAGTAGATCAGCAGATGCGATTGCTAAAGATAAAGCCTTCGATGAATTAGAAGAAGTAATGTTAACTAACAATATGTGTCCTAGTGGCAATTGCGAGGCCTAACATGAAAGACTATCATGTAAAAATCAAGGTAAGAAACAATCGTTTATTACAAGCTATTTATGATGCAGGTGGAGAGCCTGGTTTTAAATGGTGTCATGCAAATGGTTTGAGATATAACAATGTTAATTGGCTACTCAATATGACTGAGTCACCCATAAACAAAAAAACCAATGACTATAGTGAAACAGCAATTAGACTTTGTGAGGTTCTTAATAAATCTCCCAATGAGCTATGGAGTGAAGATCAGCTTACCGCATTAGAAACAAATGCAGCAGAATTTGACATGAGCAAAGAAGAAATTACTTCATTGATGAATAATCAAGAAGAATCTTATTTGCCAGACTTAGATAAGTTTGAATTAACTGATGCAGTAGAAGATGCTTTGAGTCAATTAACAGAAAGAGAACAAATAGTAATGAGGTTACGTTTTATGGATGGCATGACGCTCAAAGAAATTGGAGATCATTGTGGAGTGCAGCTAGAACGTATTCGACAAATCGAAGCTAAAGCGTTAAGAAAATTAAGACATCCTACAGGTCCTGGAGCTAAACTTAGATTGTTTGGTGAATATTCAGAAAAACACTATGAAGATGATCAAAAGCGACAAAAACAAATAGATATGATGATGTCTGAAGTTTCAGTTGTTGAACCATTGATAGAAAAACCTAAGCCATTTTATAAGACAGATGAATGGTGGGAGTTAGTTAATAAATTAAGAGGGGAATCACATGATTATCACTAATAAATTTGGATTGCCCAAGCCATTTGAAAATATAGCTAAGAATCCTACTTACTCAAAAGGTAAGGCACATCTATCAGCCACACAATTGCTTAACAGTCCTAAGATTGTAGCATTGATGAAGAAGCACGATGGTGAGTTGACTCAAGATGTAGCAGATACCATTTGGTCCATCTTCGGTTCAGCAGTTCATAGCATCTTGGAAAAAGGTGGTGATGAGAATCATATCGTGGAAGAAAGATTCTTCGCAGAACTTGATGGTTGGAGTATATCAGGTGCTGTTGATCTTCAAGTCATCGATAGCGATGGAATTCACATTCAAGATTACAAAACAACATCAGTGTGGGCTGTTAGAAATGATAAGCCAGAATGGGAACAACAATTAAACATATATGCATGGCTTATTGCTTTCAATAAGAAAGTTCAAATAAAGTCCTTGACAATTGTTGGAATACTAAAGGACTGGAGTAAGTCAGAAGCTGATCGTAATCCAGAGTATCCACAAAAACCTGTTGCTATGGTTGATGTTCCTTTATGGACATATGAAGAACAAGAAAACTTTATTAAAGGTCGTATTGCTAAACACAGTGCAGCTGACTTCGCTATGGAAACAGGTGGAGAGTTAACAGATTGCACACCAGCAGAAATGTGGGAGAAACCTCCTGTATGGGCTGTCATTAAACAAGGTGCGACTCGTGCTAAGTCTTTACATGATGCAATTGAGTTAGCAGAAGCAGCTAAGAAAGAATTAGGTGCGGGTTATGAGATTCAACTAAGGCGTGGTAAGCGTGGTCGATGTGAAAGCTATTGCTTGGTGAATAAGTGGTGTAAACAATATCAACAATATAAGGAGGAAAATCCATGAGTGGTGCGGGCATGCCTTATGAGTGGTCACAGACTTATGATGACTACGATAAGATATTTGATGAAAAAGTACCGATGGTCGATAGTTCACAAATTGGAGGAACACATTATGTTAGTAAAACAATTCAGCCATGGGATTTTATTGTGGCTAACAAGCTTGGTTATCTTGAAGGCAATGTTATAAAGTATGTTTCAAGGTATCAAGAAAAGGGAGGCTTAGAGGATTTACGTAAAGCTAAGCATTATTTAGAGAAACTATTAGAGGTTAAAACAAATGAGCGTATACAAGAAATTACAGGAAGCAAGAATCCTGCTGCAAAATACTAGTCTTAAAAAGTCTGGTAGAAATAAGTTTGCTGGGTTTGAATACTTTGAGTTGGGAGATTTTCTTCCAGCGATTCAAAACATATTCACGAAGGTTGGTTTGTGTGGCACAGTGTCTTTTGGTACTGACATTGCAACATTAACTGTTGTGGATGTAGATGATACAACGCAGTCTGTTGTATTTACATCGCCTATGTCTACAGCTGAGTTAAAAGGTTGTCATGCAATCCAGAATTTGGGAGCAGTGCAGACTTATTTGAGAAGGTACTTGTGGGT